CGCGCCTATTTACTCGCATTCTCTGCACTTTCTTGCGGAACCAATCACGAGATTGACGAGTACGAGGTGTTATTCCTGCACGGAATGCTTCTCTTTCTACTGTAGCAAATAAGTTTGACATGATTCTATTTATTCTTTTTTCTAGAGTATTTTGGTAAAGGTTTTAACTTTTTAAAAGGTTTTTTCATTATACCTAATCTATACAGTTCGTTTTCAGTCCATATCTGAAATTCCCACCCTCGATCAGCAGCATATTCTTTCGCAGCCTCCCATTTATTTTGATTTTTTACGTAGGTGTATGCCTCATTGATATATCTTTTAGATCTTTTATCACCTTTGGGTGGTTTTGTTTCTTTAAAAGGTTTAACTTCAATTAAAACTGTTTTCTTATTCATCCACGTAACTTTAAAATCCATAAAGTATCGATGATACCTCTTGTCACCCTCATAATAATATGGTATTTGAATTTCCTCAGAACTCCAAGACAACACATCGTTTCTGGTATCGAAATATACCATACAATGACGCTCCCACATAGACCTGTAAAATATGTTGGTCGGATCACCACTGTATTTTTTTGGATGTTTAGGTTTGTATCTTCCAGAATATGCCATTAATAGGGTATAAATAAAGATGTTCATTTTCTATTTAGAGACGATTAAATGCCTAGACTTAAATATCCATTAGAAAGACAAGACGAATACAAAGGTAAAATAGTATTCGAATTGTTAGAAATACAACCATTAGAGGCAGGATCGATAGCAGAACTTGGGTTTATTGAAAAAGCATTTTCTGAAGAGTCTTTGAGTCGTATACGAAGCAACACTGGAGATGATGATGCAGAATCAGCAGCAGAACGTGCAGCATATAAGGATGAATTAATACAGGCAGATAAACAATTACAAGGTGATGAAAACAGAACATACGAGAAGACAGGAACCTCTCGATCAACAGGTGAAAAGGTAACTCTATATCTTCCGTCTGCAATACAAATACAAGACGCTGTCACATATGAAAACATTAATTTAGGATATATCGGAGCGGGAGTAGAAGCAGGCCTGAGCAGCGGGGGTTCTGTAGTAGGATCCGCTTTGAATATGATGGGAGAAGGAGTGTCTTCTTTTATAGGAGCGGTCTCTGGTGGTCAAGCATTGGAAAGTCCCCTTGCAAGACTTGCATTGACACAAGCAGCAAATTTAGGTGGAGATCAAATAGGTGGAGCAGTCAGGGGATTGACAAGAACAGCACTAAACCCTAACGCCAGAACATTGTTTAGAGAAGTACCTATTCGACAGATCCCCTTTTCATTTAGAATGATTGCAACGTCTAAAAAAGAGGCAGAAGAAATAAAAAATATCATAAAGTTTTTCCGAACAGAATTATATCCTGAAGAAATCGTCACAACTTTGAATGGACAAGATATATCGATTGGATATAAATTTCCTAATCCCTTTAAAATTACTTCATATTACAGAGGTAAACAAATAGGGATAAAATTTTTAGATTCATATTTACAATCTTTCTCTGCAACTTATAATCAAAATTCTCAGGCGATGCACAAAGACGGTAATTTTACCGAAGTTGACATTAGTATGACATTTATCGAAACTAGAGCACTGTCACGTAAAAAGATTGAGGAAGGGTTATGACATATTTTAAAAATTTTCCTTTAACCGGATATAAATTCGGTAATAATTCTGAAAGCACTTTTTTTCAGAACGTGTCAGTGTATGCTGATTTGATTGACAACATCACTGATGAAATATCATTTTATCAGGAGTATACTATACTAGATGGAGAGAGACCAGATACACTTTCGTGGAGATTGTACGGAACTCCAGATTATTATTGGACGTTTTATCTGATAAATCCAGAATTAAGAGAAGGTGATTGGCCAAGGTCATTTTCGGATCTTAGTGACGTAACAGCGAATATCTACCCCGGTGTAGAAATGAAATATTCTGATATAAGTCTAATCAGCGCAACTCCGGGTGCGCCGAGCACTCAACAAGAGGTTTTCGATTGGTTCGATCCTGCAAACAATTACACTATCACGGTAGATCTCGTACCTTCTAGTCCTTATTTGAATGTTTCTTTTCGTCCTAGAAGGTCTCATGATTTAGGACAGGTGTTTCTTGAACCATATTCTGTCAAATTTAACACAAGAGACCCATACCGTCAATTTGAACCAGACATATATAAACCCGGAGACACAGCGTCAATTGAAACAACTTTAGATGAAGAAATAATAGGTTCTACGTTTAAGAATAGAATACATGATGATTTACCAGTATCACCAGTAGTTTTGTCTAACGGTGTTTCATTTACTATGACTAGTTTACCGTTGATAGAGGATTCAATACATCATTTTGTGAATAGTGATAACGAATGGGCTGATCCTACATATACATCACAACTTACATATACAACTTTAGGTTTAGCACCAGTCACTTACCTTGAACACGTAACTGAACAAAACGATTTGAGAAAAAACATTCGTATTTTCAAACCTTCTTCAATTGAAAAAGTAGTTTCTGAGTTTCAAAGGATTATTAAATCGTAATGGTGAGTCCTACTTTAGAACAAGAGTTTAAAATAGTAGAAGCATTCATTTCTGCTGATCGTTTGGGCGATGAAGAAATTGAAATCGCACAAAGAATTTATGAACTCGTGATATACGAATCTCTTGAAAAACCGTATCTAAGTGGAGAGGTTGCAATCACAGATGATGTTGCGTTATTTGAAAAAATAAGATTTAAAGGATCTGAAAGTTTAACGGTTGTAATTGCAGGAGTCGAAAAAGGATTAGATCCTGCAATCACCAAAACTTTTATCATGTACAACATGAAAAAGGTCATCAAAGGTACGGACAACACTGCAGTTTTTGTGTTCGATTTGATGGAACCACATGCTTATTTTAATGAACTTAAAACATACAGTAGGAGTTACACTGGTAAGATTGAAAAAATCATAACTCAGATACTAAATTCTGAGTTAGGTAAAACAGTAGATCAAAGTTATTTAACTTCAGAGGGAAGTGCACAAGATATCATGAGATATATTGTTCCTTACCTTACACCTTTAGAAGCATGTGACGTTTTAAGAGATCGAGCAACTACTAAAAACGGAAGTCCTTTTTTTCTTTATGCATCTTTGTATGATGATTCATTAAGATTGGGTGATCTTGATAAAATCATACAACAATCAGCATATAATTCTAAACTACCCATGTTGTACTCTGCGGCCGCTACACAAGCAACAGGAAATGATGATCAGGTAAGAAAGGCTACTACTATAAAAGCAATGTCAGAATTCAACAGGTTCGACACTCTCACGAAATTTGAAGAGGGGGGTATCAGTGCATTTTATACATCTACAGACACAGCCACAGGAATATCTTATCGAGTACACACTACAATTCAAGATGTTTTAAATTCAATGAAAGCAAATGCAATCATCGATAGATCTAACAACCAATCTATATATGATGAGGATCAAGTGTTAGATGAAAAACCAGTAGATTTTTATAATCCTGTTTATTTTCATCAAGTCAACTCTTCTCAAACATACGGTGGTATTTCTAGTTATCATGATGCAAATACCTCAGATAAATTCTCTCTCAAAGTTAGAAACTATATGTTAAAAGATGCGTTGTATGCTAATATTTTGAATGTAACTGTGTCGGGAATCACCATGTTAAGTGCGAAGGCGGGAGTCGGTGACATCATTCGATTAAATTTTTTAATTGGTTCAAACTCAAGAGAGAATGAAAAGAATCCTTTAGATAAAAAACAATCTGGTGATTATATCATATATCATGCAAAACATATGTTTAGACAGACTACACATAACGTGTCAATAGCCGCAACTCGTTTAGCATATACTGAGGATTTATAATGACAGCATATACTATACCAAAAGAATTTTATGGTGATCGCAATCGTTGGTTCGTTGGTACGGTAGTCAACTCATCACCACCACCCGGATTCGAAGGAAGAGTTAGAGTGAGAATTCATGGTGTGCACAATTTATATACAGGAGACGTGAGAGAAACTGATTTACCTTGGGCACAAGTGATGATACCGACAACCGAAGGAGGTATATCAGGTTTAGGACGTATTCCACAGTTGACTGCCGGTGCATTTGTGTTCGGTATGTTTTTAGATGGTAAAACATCACAGTTACCTTTGATCTTAGGGAGTGTTCCACGTAACGAGTTACCAACAACCACACAAGAAAGAACATCGCAAGATCAAAACTCGTTTCAGTACAATCAAGAAAAACTTTTAAATGTGGTGACTACTTCTATCGAAGGTGATGAACTCAGAAGAACTAACACCAGACGCAGACGCAGTCAAGCGATGAAATTTTTTATTGAAAACGGATACAAACCCATACATGCTGCAGCAATTGTAGGTAATCTTGAGACTGCATCTAAATTTGTATTATATGATCAACAGAAAGAGGAACAAGGGATTGCGCTTTGGGATTCTCTCGCAGAAAATAGATTAAAAGAACTTAAAACATTTGCAGGATTTTTTCAACCATCAACAGATTGGAAAACGTTTTCAGTACAACTTCAATTTGTGGTGTATGAATTACGAAACAAACAAAGGATTGCAAATGTCAGACTGATATCTTCAGATTCTATACAAGATGCAGCAGATGCATTTAACAAATATTATATGAAGAGATCATTAGGAGGATATCAGGGTATTGCCGAGGAAGCATATGATGAGGTGTTCGAATGACATCTAAAACAGAAATAAAAAACGAGATTGAGAACCTGGCGGGTAAGAAAGATCAGTATCAATCGGTAGTAAACGCAGCCGACAAAGCAAAGACAGATCTTACAAACGCACGTGAAACAGTAGTGGGTAAGGTCGCCGGAGAAATAAACAGTGGTGTTCAGTCTTTAACATCTCAAGTCAATAATCTAACAGGCGATGCAAGTAAATTAAACACCGCACCCGTTGAAGGGTTGTTAGACGAAGCACAAAATGTTTTAATTTCAACCATGGAAGATGCATTGGACAGTGTGACATTTACTGCCAAACTTGCACCTAAAGTTAAATGGAGACAAGTTGGAACCACTGGCGCATATCTTCCAGAGGCGCAAAAGACAGAAGACATAACCAAAAGTGTTAAAGACGCGATGAACGCTGCAGTCAGTGACGCACAGAAAGCAGTCGCAGTGGCGGGTGATCCAAAAGGATTCAGCAAAGCAATCAAAGATTTAGAAAATAAAGTCGGTGCATTCGATAGTTCAGACGCATTAAGTAAACTTGCCG